ATTAAAAAAAATTAGTTATATTTGCGTATTCAAACCACTACAAATGAAAAAGAACTTTAAAAGACTAAGAGAAGGGGTTAAAACATTTGTATCAACATCTGGGCGAGTAGTGGCGTCACCCTTTTTCTATAATTATAACCACTATGGCAAAAGACAAAAAATCATTCGTATTATACTCTGATTTACTCAAGAGTATTGAACATCTAACAAACGAAGAAAAAGGTATTTTATTTAATCACCTTCTTGAGTATGTTAATGACCTTAACCCAGTTTTGGAAGATAGGTTAATTCTTACAGCATGGAAGCCTATTGAACTTCAGTTAAAAAGAGACTTAATAAAGTTTGAAGAAGTAAAGCAAAAAAGAAGCCAAGCTGGTAAAAAATCAGCAGAGGTAAGAAGGGCTAAATTTGCTGAAACAAATTCAACACATGTTAAAAGTGTTAAACACCGTTCAACAAATTCAACTGTTAATGTAAATGATAATGTAAATGTAAATGTAATAAATATACCTACATTCAAAGAGTTTTTACATTACGCTAAGTCAAAGAAAGAAAGCATTAGCACAATGAACTTAAAACTAAAATATGATAGCTGGGTGGAGAACGGGTGGAAGGATGGAAACAATAAACAAATAAAAAACTGGAAATCTAAACTACTAAACACGCTGCCACATATCAAAGAGGATTTGAATGATAGTAACCCCTTGGATGTTTATAGTCAAAAGCTTAGAAAATGAAATATACAGAAGAGCAATGGAAGTTAATGCAGCAAAGGTTTAACGAAATGACACCCTTTAAGCAAATAGAGACCATTTACAAGCATAAAGAACTATTTGAGGTGGAAAGTATAGGAGAATGGCTCAAAGTATCGCCAAAAGGGCTTAAAATGAGTTTTGAAGTAAAACAAGGAAAGGATAAGGAACAAATAAAATCAATTATAAAGATATGGAGATTAGTAAAGTAGAAGAAGCAGTATTAGGAGCAATTTTAATAGATAGCAAGTGTATACACATTGTAGCTGATAAGCTGGGAGAGCATTTGTTTATTAGCCAGTCTAATAAGATAATTTGCAAACATATATTAGAACTATACAACCAAAGAAAGGCTATTGACTTGATAACACTTACTTCATCATTAAGAAATTCAAGCGAATTAGATAAAATTGGCGGTGCTTATACAATTGCAGCGGCAACTAACAGAACAACATCTTCTGCAAATATTGAGTTTCATATAGCTATTTTAGCTCAAAACTACATGAAAAGAGAAGTGCAAACTATTGGTCAGAAATACTCAACTTTGGCAAGTGTAGATGTTCAAGATATTTTTAACCTTACTTCTTCATTTGAAAAGGATGTAAGCGGTATTACTGCTAAAATTATTTCAAAGGGTGTGGCAAATGCTGAAAAGGTTTCTAAAGAGTTTATTGAACATTTAGAAAATGAGGTGATAAACGATGGACTACCTACTCCAATAAACCAACTAGACGAATTATTGGGAGGGTGGCAAAAATCAGATTTAGTTATTATTGCAGCACGTCCAGGTATGGGAAAGTCTAGCTTAGCTATATCAATTGCAAATACAGCAGCGTTTGAAGCTGCAAAGAGTGTAGCAATATTTAGCTTAGAAATGCCAACAAGGCAAGTAGCACAGCGTATTTTTAGCATAAAGAGTGGAGTAGATTATTCTAAAGTAAGGAATAGAGAATTTAATAGCATGGAAAAAGATATACTATTGAGAGTAAATGAAGACTTTAAGCAAACAAAATACTTTATTGATGACACCGCTGGAATAAAACTAAATGAGCTAAGAGCAAAGTGCATTAAATTGCAGCGCTCCGAGGGATTAGACATGGTAATTATAGATTATATCCAACTTATGAGATTAGGTTATAAGGTAGGAAATAGGGAGCAAGAAGTGTCAGAAATAACTAAGGGATTAAAAGAACTTGCAAAAGAATTAGACGTTCCAGTAATTGCTCTTGCACAGTTAAATAGAGATGTGGAACAGAGGAGCAATAAAAGACCGCAATTAAGTGACTTAAGAGAAAGTGGTTCTATTGAACAAGATGCAGATATAGTTATGTTTGTAATGCGTCCAGAATATTATGACTTCCACGAGTTTGAAAACGAAAGTACAGATGGTTTAGCGTTAATATTAGTTGACAAGCATAGAAATGGAGCTACAAAAGACTTAAAAGCATACTTTAATAAGAACACAATGGAGTTCACAAATATTTATGGTCCATAAATAATTTAAAATCAAATTTGGAATTGTAAGATATATTTTGTTACTTTGCGTAAACAAACAAATAAAGAAATGAACAAAGAAAATAAAAATACATTTGACATACTTAGCGCAATAGATTGCTCCGAGTATGTAGAGAAGAAAGGAAACTTAACTTACCTTTCATGGGCTTGGGCTTGGGGAATAACTAAAAAGAACTTTCCAGATGCAAACTATGAGGTAATAAACTTTGAAGGCAAACCATACTTAGCAGATGAACACTTAGGCTACATGGTGCAAACTAAAGTTACTATAAACGAAGAAGTAATACCAATGCACCTTCCAGTCTTAGACTATCGAAACAAGGCAATGAAAGAAAACGCCACCATGTTTGATATTAACACTTCAATAATGAGATGTTTAACAAAAAACCTTGCAATGTTTGGGTTAGGTCATTACCTTTATGCTGGAGAAGATGCAGTTAGACCTATTGAAAAATCATTATCTATTGAAGAAATAAAAGAAGCTGCAAAACAAGCTAAAACAAAAATGGAACTCACAAGGCTTTATAATAAAAACAAACCTAACTCAGAAGAGTTATCAGAATATTTTAGGGAACTATTAAAAGAATTAGAATAATGAAAGAGACAATTAAAGAACTTATTACCATACCAGAGTTATCTGAAATGTTTGGTTTAAAAAAGAGTTACATATATAAAATGTTGCATGAAAAAAGCTTGCCACATTATAAACCTTTTGGCAAAAAAGTATTTTTTAAATTAAATGAGATTAATGAAATATTAGAAGTTTCTAAGGTAAAAAGTAATAAATATGAAACAGATAAACTAGACAAACAACGTGAACTTTTAATTGACTTTATGGATAAAACACAATCTAATTTAGGCTGGGGATGGGATTTGTGGCAATCAGAAAAGTTAGCGGATGAATATTTAAAAGTAAATTTACAATAATGAACATTACACAAAGAAAGTCAAGGATAGGACATTACACCAGCAGCCAGATATACAGGCTAATGGGTACTAAAAGAGTAAGAGAAACCTATCAAGAAGAAATAGAGCTAGAGAAACGTTTAAAGACGGCAATTAAAGAAGATGGAGGTTCAAGGGCATCTAACTGGGGTACTATAATGGAATTTTACGTTAACGAGAACTACCTACCTATTGGATGGAATGCTTGGATAGAAGGCACAATAGAAAACGAAGAGTTAAATAATTGGAGTGGAACGCCAGATATTTACAGCGAAGAAGGCATAGGAGATATTAAATGCTATGGCAGAAAGAAGTTTGCTAAAATGGCATCAATAATTGAGCAAAATGATTTAGAGCTATTTAAAAAGGAGTTTCCAGATACTTACTGGCAGTTGACATCAAATGCAGCTTTAGCAGATAAAAGTAAGTGCATGTTATTAATCTACCTACCTTATGAAAAAGAATTAAACGACATAGCTAACTGGGTGTCTAATTACGAGATAGACCAGCCTTGGAAGTATAGGTTTATTTCAGAGAGTGAAAGCTGGGAGCTGCCATGTCAAAGCAATGAAAGCGACTTTGATAATGTAATTAGTTTTGAATGGGAGTTAGTAAAAGAAGATGTAGAAGCACTTAAACAGGAATTGGAGTAACGTAGGAGTATAAAAACAGTAAAAAGCGGATTATGAGCAGACAACATCATTATTTAAAAACAGAAACAGAATACTACCAAGCGGTAGAGCGTGGGGAAAAGAAGTTTGAACTACGAAAAAATGACAGAGACTTCAAAAAGTACGATATGATATACCTTGAAGAAGTTGTAAAAGGTGTAAAAACTGGGCGAATTTTACCACAAATGGAAATACAATATGTGCTAAAAGGTGGTAAGTACGGATTGAGCGAGGGCTTTTGTATAATTAACTGGTAGCTTTTTATTGGTTTTATACATTGTTGGCATCATCGTTTTAATGTGTGCCAACGGACTTGTATAAACTCTAGTAATTAAAACCATAACAGAAATGACATATAGAAACTACATAATTGAATACACCGCAAAAGCCAAAAATGGAGCGGTGTTAAAAAGCGGAAAAATAAGAGCTAAAAACCGAATGAGTGAATTTGAAGCTCAAGTAAAGTTTGAAGAATGGTTAAAGAAAAAACACCCTGAATTTGGACAGTTGATAGTGCATAAGTGCTATGTTGACAACCCACTTAGCGGAATTTTTGGCGACATATTAGGCAAGGACAACCCTTTCGGGTTTTAATTATTGAGTTTATACTGTGTTGTATGGGCTTTACGCCCTTGCCGTTTTAATGGCATACAACGGACAGGCATAAGAATAGTAAAAACACGACTTATGAGTATTAAAAATAAATACAAGGTACAAAGCATAAATGTAAGCACAGTTAAAGAGTGGTTTCTTAAAAAGCACTACGCTAAAAGAATGCCTAATGTTACTTATTGTTTTGCCCTTTTAGATGAAAATAACTTGACTGTTGGTGTTTGTACTTTTGGGTTTCCAATGGCTTCACAATTACAGGCTGCTGTTAATGGAAAGTTTAAAGTTATGGAACTAAATAGGCTTGTTACAAATGATGATTTGCCAAAAAATTCAACTTCTTATTTTGTTGCAGAGTGTTTAAATAAAATACCTGCACCCATGACCTTTGTTAGTTACGCAGATAGTGAGCAAGGGCATCATGGTTATATTTATCAAGCTACTAATTGGATTTATACTGGAATGGGTGCTGGTGGTTGGGGTTGGGCTGTAAAAGGGCTTGAACATATGCACCACACAAGCATAGAGGATAGTGTTGGTAGGTATGAAAACAGAAATACAGACAAAAGCCTTGAAGAATTATTAAAAGAAAAATATGGTGACAAACTTTACAAGAAGAAAGAAAGCCCCAAACACAGGTATTTTATGTTTAAAGGAAATAAAGTTGAAAAGAAGATTTTTTGGCAAAATTTTAAGTACAAACAGCAGCCATACCCTAAAGGGCAAAACAATAGATATGATGCTGGATATAAACCTGCCATACAAACCACTCTTTTTTAAATGCAGAAACTAAGTGTTTTTATTATTTATATACCATGTTGTGCAATCGTTTTAATGTTGCACAACGTTTAATGTATGAGTAGTGTGGCAAAACTTGTTGGTATGATACTTACAGAGAACCACCCATCTGGACGCAGTAATCACTGGAATAAAAAAAGGCTGTAAGCCACATTACTTATACATAATGTTATATGCTTTTATTTTTTAGCGTTGGAAAATATTTTTAAAATTTCTTTGCATATCTATTGTATATATAAATAATATATATATATTTGTAGAGAACATTAAAACAAAGAGGTATGAAAAAAATTAAAAGATTTTGCAAAGAGTATAAAATGAAGTTTGAAAAACAAACTTATTTTGGTTTTATAGCATCTATTTTAGTTGATGTAAAAGCAGGTATGGAGCGTGATTTACACACTGGAAAACTAATAAGTACTCCTATAAAAAAGATAGGCACAAGAAGAGTTTATTTTGATATGCATACTTATAGTGATGGAGATATATCTTTTGGTAAACAATATAAAAACTCACACCCTGCTTTGTAGGGTGTTTTAAATATACAGA